CAAGTTAAGCTCTATCTCCAACGGTGCATACGTGCCAGATGAAGTACCTGCGGATAGTGTCATCTCTACGCAGAGCGCAGAACCTAGCCCTGTCGTCCTACCCGAAGCGCCATAGGTGACTTCGGCCTTGAGTGCATTAGACCACCCACCAAGTGCCACGTTGGCAGTCATGAAAGCCCTAACTCGCCCGCCTACCTGCCCTGCGCCTGTTAGTGTGGTATAAAACAATGCAGGCTCAAAGCTAGTGCCTGTGTTGGTGGATGCACAGCTAGTATAGACTTGTATCGCCTTCTCTGTGTAGAGAAGCGCTAGAGCAGCGCTTGATGTGCCGTATTCGGCAGTTGCCCCTTTGTAGAATTTTAGTTTTCTGTAAACACGAATCTCTTGACTCATCTTCTTCCCCCTCTTTAATTTTTAGTCTTGACGGCTGTGAGTTCAGCCAGCTTTTCTAAGCTCATGGCGCACGGTGGCGAGTGCTGCGCATCCCATTTGAAGTCTGTCATGTCAATCTGGTCAGCGCTTGTCTTAAACTCTCTCCACTGGTCGCCGTAATGATACGTGAGGTATTCTAGTATCGGTTTTGGTGTGGGGTATTCCGCATCGCCTAGTTTCACCTTATCAAAGCTCTCGAAGAACTTCATAGGGAAGGCGTGCGCTACCACCTCGGCATCTTCGAAGATTGAACTTCCGGGTACATGCTCCCACACGTGATACCATAACCAGTCCTCGTTGTGTTCGCAGAACTTCAAGTCAAGCATAACATTGTTCTGATATAGTGCTAATAACTGCTTCCGCTCGCCTGTGTTCTGTTGAACTGTTAAGTAACCGCATCCATAGAGGTCGGCTATTAGGTCGGGCATCCTGTCATCAGGTATGTCCTCTTTGAAACACCTTATATCTATATCGTGGTCATAGATGTTGAATCCGCCATCTCGCACAGCACTAAGTAGTGTTCCTGAATCCACCCAGCACCTATCTGTGTATGCACTCAAAACCGCCGTGGTTGCGCTGAGTGCCTCTCTGGCAACTTTGGGGTCTAGTATGCCACCCTTGCGCTTTTCCTTAGCCTCTAGTTGGCGGTTGTGGTTTATGACATCCACAATGGTATAGACCTTTTCTCCTATATGTCCCAACATGATTGAGGTGTCCATGTGAACTTTGTAGCCACACTGTTTCGCCTTTTCGCAGAATTCCCAATCCTCGGAGAAAAACATGGGAGTCCCCGCCTGCGAGTTGTGTGTCACAAAGACGAACCACGGATAACACTCACACCATGAGCCTTTATGAAGGAGCGGAAGGTTTAACTTCTCCACCATATCTGTCAAGAGCTGCCTTGTGAATCCCATGAAGCCCGTTGCCAGCCATTTTATTTCGTGCACCTGGCCGTCAACCTGAATCCCGCCGTGTTCATGGAGACCGTAAGACGATAACTGTGTCCCCGTTCTGGTGGGATAACCCCCGCCAACAAGGTGATAACCAGACTTCATGTCCTCGTAGAGCTTTTCAATATGCTCAGGGGTGAAAACAATATCATCATCAATGAAGATAGCGTAATCGCCCCAGAGCGGATTGCGATAAAACTCATACGCAGAGACACATCTCAGGCGGTCTATCCAGGCATCGCCTGCCTTTGGCATATAGAGAAACCGATTGCCTATTTTCTGGTGCAGAAGTTCGATTGATTGCTCAACCGCAGGATGAACGCCACGATGGGAACAACACAGAATCGTAAACTCTCTAGCCATACACTCCTAACTTAGCACACGAACCTTATCGCCGTGCTTCTTGATTAGCTTCTGGACAATACGGTCTGGAAGCTCTATGACGCCGCCTTGTTCTGTGTGCCTCACAGAGCGGAAGTCGCCCGTAATGACGTAGTGGTTCTTGACCGCATCGTTGCGTGATGCGCCAAAATCAATGTGGAAATCAAGAGGGGTGGTCAAAAGCCACCCCTTCTTATCCATCGCCTCCACAAACTTCTGCCCGTGCCTGCGGAACTCTAGTTCCAGCAGTTCGTTTGAGCAATCTTTTGGTGCATCAAAAACGGCTCTTATCAGGGACATTACTTACCCTGCAAGCAGATACCGTTCTTGTCCCTTGCCTCAACCACACCCCAGAAAGACTCAATCAGCAATGTGTCGCAGCCACGTCTCACGTCGTATGCCTTGACAACCTTTGGCTCCTGTTGCACAAGAAGCATGATGGCTTCCCTGTGTATCAGTGCACAGTTGTGATTGCCTGCATTGGCTTCTAGGCAATTAGACACAAACACCGGTGCGCCATAGATGGGGTAGTTCAGCTTTGCCCTCTCTGTGGCAGTCCCACCCTCTGGGTTCACGTAATCCAGGCGGACAAACTTGTCGATTTTCATCAAGCTGCCCCATGTCTCTGGACTGATTATCCAGGAGCGGTTATCGGCCGGCACGTTGTTGGCGTCTAACGCCACCACGCAGTCAATGAGGTTGTCATCGACCACATCGACGTTGATTGTGCCCTTGCGTGTATTGCCGTTCAGTGTGTCAAACAAAGCGGACACAGTTGTGTCTATCTTCTCTGCCATTGCCTTAGCATCCTCTTTGGCATAGGCGTTGATTAAGTCCACAATAGACTGCTTTGTGGTCATCGGCTCAATCATTCTGAAAACGTAGTAGTCCTGATTGACCGTGACGTTTACCGATGACTCGATTACGGTATTGTAAACGAGGTCGGTATTGGCGGACCGAGCCTTCGGCACGACCTTTTGAATGGTGGGACGTGTTACCGTATCACCGTATTTCAAGTCTGCCTCAAACCGCCTGTCCACCCTATCCGCAATAACCGCCTGTGCGATGTATTCATCCACAACAACGGTACTCCAGATAGTCGGTATAAAAGCGTTTGCGTTTGCAGCATCCAAGCTGCGAGTTACTTCAGCCACTTCTTTCCTCCGTTATTCGTTTGTTTTGATTCTGCCCTCTCTGTGCGCTTTGGCAATTTCAGAGCGTATTGCGAAGCGCTCGTCAGATGTCATAGAATCTATCTCTGACGCTCTCCATATCCGCCCTGTGCCAGATGTCGTCTGGAGGCCAGAATCGACATGCTTTGGCAACACTGGCTCAGTTTTCTTTTCATCGACTCTTGTTTCCTTTTTGTCCTTGAGCCTTTGTATCACCATGTCCTTCATAGCATCGTATGACTCACACGACATTAAGTCATCTACCTCGATGTCGTATTCCCTTGACAGTGCTAGAGCATCCTTGAATTTCAACCCCTCAAAGGCAGACGCTTGAATTTTCTGGAAGTCTGTTTCCTTTTTTGCCAACTCCAATTCCTTTTCTCGAAGTTGTCGCCTCACGGTGATTACCTTTTCACCTTCCGGCAGGTCTCGCAAATGAGACAACTCAGCCTCGTCAACCTGGGACTGGAGCACAGATATTTGTTTCTGCAACTCTGCCATTGTGGAAGTTGTTTGCTCTAATTGCTTCGAGGCGGCTTGCGCCTTCCTCTCAGCGTCCCTTTGCTTCCTCTCAAAGGTACTTTGCATCTTGGAGACTTCTTCTTGCGTGTAGACCACAGTCTTGGGTTCCGCCTGCTCAGTTTTTCCCTCAGTGTCCACCTGTGGGTTATCCTGCACAGGTTTGGCTTTCGCCTGTACGTCCTCGGTCATTGGTTCCTCCTATTCAATTATGGTTTATAAGGGTTTTTATTACCACCGCCTGAAGCGGGTGGTTTATAAGGGTTAGACCGCTCGGCGGCAGATTCCTTTTGTTTAACTTCTTGCTCCGTCCTATATAGCTGCCCGCCCCTTTCGGGATATACCCGCCTGATAATTGATGAAATTATCGGTATCCCCTTTTGCTCTCTACCAGCAATCATATTATCAATAAAATCTGGTATAGAAAGAGCCGTTGCACCAGCCCCACCAAACAGGCCAGTGACCGCATGTTGGAGCCTTAGTGGTGACAAATGTGCAAAATTGGCCACCTTTTGTATTGTCGGAGAAACCCACTCCGCCGTTTGCTCCTCTGGCGGCAGTTCTTTCTTCCATGCAGGTACGATTGGCTGACTTCTGTAAAAGTCCCAATTCGCAATTTGCTCAGTTAGTACAGCTATGACCTGCGGAGAAGGCACTTCGGCAATAGGTGAAATCATGGGGGCCATAACCGATGCAAATGTACCAAAATCAGTGGGGCTATCCGCAAATAGTTTTTCCATTGCGTAGGTCATCGGCCCAAAGAACAGCCCCCATTCCCTCGTTCTAGGAATTATCGCAACATAGTTTGGTTTTTGTTGCCCGTATTTATCCTTTCCTTTAGACGGAAGCATGATTACCACTGAACCCCACCTGATTTCATGTGGGATGTCAAAGTATTCTGGGTAACTCAAGTTATAACCCGTCAATCCCATTATCCCTGCACCAACACCCGCAAGACGTAATGCCGATGATGGCTTATTCCTTAATGTCCTAAAGGGTAACTTCACGCCTTCCATGCTGGCGTTTAGGAATATAACAAAGGGGTTCGCAGCCTTTATCAAATACCCACCCCTGCCGAAGTTAATCGTTAGCTCTACCGCTTCAGCGGCGGCTGCCCTGCCTTGCGGTGTTGCGGCTATCTGCTCAGCAGACATCTTCTTCCATCCAGGTAGTGTCTTATTCAACGTCTTTTCAAACCGTGCCATGCGTGGGGCCTGCTCGCCTGCCTCGCCTGCCGCTGGTATAAAGCGTGCAATCTTCTTTAGGAAATTACCCCGTTGCCCAAGCGCTTGGCCTCCGTCTTTTATAACCTGCTTAGCTAAATCATCGCCGTAAAACCGAGCTTGGTATCCGCCAGCCAATCGAAATGCTTGCATGACCTTATTGGTATGGATACTTTGTAAATTTTTGATTAGGCGCAACCCTGTATCGTGTGGGAGGATACCACCTCTTATAAAAGCTGTAAGTGCGTCATTGAGCATATTGGCCACCACGAATGATGGACTGAAGGTTGTAAATGCTGCCCTACTAATTCCGTTCAATGAACCTACCAAACTTGACACAGGATTACTTATTGACTTGGACAACACCTCCGCCTCTCGATAAATCCACTCAGGGACGTTGTAAACTTGCCTCGCACCATTTTCAAAGAATGAGATGGTTCCAGGTATATCGCCTCCAAAAGGTCTAAATATGAGTTCATCCTCCACTTGTGCGACAGGGCGTACTATATTGACCTTCGTAACTGCTGAATCAGGCTGTGCAATCGCCAATGTAACAATCGCCCTCGCAACCTGGTTTTTGTGAATTCTAACCTCGTTCCGAATAAGCTGGTCGGCCAGTACGTCTAATGGCGCCTTCGCCCATTTCTCCGTGCCTCTCTCGCTCAACCTTTTCAGGCCAGAGGAAATCACAGAATAAGGCGCAACGGATTTGCCCTGCTTGGCAAGCTCAGCTTCATCGTCAATGTACCGGAGGGGGTTATACCAGGGATATTTTTGAGATAGTAGGTCGGCAACTTCTCGCTTGATTAGTCCCTCTCTTGTTAGCCTTTCAAGCTCTTGCGCATAGACACGCCGAATCACTTCGGCACCTCGTTGTGCATTTTCAAACATCTCATCGCCCATCTTAGCTCTTAACTGCAAAAGCATATTATCCAATTGTGCAATATCCGTAAATCCACCAGCCATAACACGCCGTGCCCCTTTTTCTGCCAAAACCTCCTTGGCGTGGTTGGCATAAAGAATTGTGTTTATATCATCAGGTGTAACATTAGGTGCTGCTCTCCTCGTTTCCTCTATGGTTAATATATAACGTGTAGCACCTGCATTAGCAACGCCAGGCGACCTGTCTAACAATGTGACAATATCTACATTAGAGCCTGTTTGCACTTTGTTACCAGTTGCACGTTCGGTAGATGTCAGCATCCTACGCAATCCATAGTTAGAATCGTTAATGTACTCTTGTAACTTGAGAAGCCCGCCAGGTATATCCTTTGGTGCCTTTTTCCTTCCCTCCTTCCACATGAGTTCAGCAATATCCAATTCAGTACGTTGCGCAGCCCTCGCCTTCTGCGCCAAAGAATCAACGAACCTCAACGCCTCATCTTTCGGCACATGCTTGGCTATCTCTTCAAAAACCTGCTGTGCAACTCTCGTCCCCTCTTTCTCAAACTGTGCCACAGCCCATTTCTCTAGCTTGGGCGTCAGTTTGCCTAGTTTCCCCGCCTTGCCTACAGGGAAGATAATATCAGGCGTCAGCCATTCCATAATATCGGGGCCTACCTTAGCCTGTTTCCCAGTGAACGGGTTTTTGAAGGGTAGGGCCGCCACCGTCTCTTCTTTTATCCAGTCCTCGTAGCTTTGTTGTGGCTCCCTCGGTTCAACCTGTCTGAATATTTCAGGGGCTACTGCTTCCGCCCATCCCTCCGATGCTTGCCTGATGGCCTCTATGCCTGTCCTTCCGCCTGGTATTACCATGCCTGTAAGCACATCTACGGCGCTTTTAGGTTTAGCTATATTCTGAGCAAACTCAATCGCTCGTTCCTTCGCTATCCGAGGGACGGCACGTAACTCAGCAGCACGTCGCTCCGATTCAGCCTTAGACTGTGCCTGCGAGCGTTCTAGTGCTTCGACTTCCCACGGACGGTATTGCTTACCCAGTGTCCTCTCGTAGGTAGAGAGAAATTCAGGCGTCTTTGTTATGGACTCTGCTCGTTCCGTTAGCCTTGCGGGTTGACGTTCTTCCCACCACTGGCGGAAGCGAGGCACGCCTGCCTTTTCCAATAGGAAATCGGGTAGTTTATCTTCTTTCCACGCTTGTATCAGTTCCTCGACCGTACTCACAGTTGGCTTTCACCCCTTGCGGATGGCGCAAATTTAGCGACCAGTTCACCCCTTTGTGACGGGGGTAACTTGCTCCATTCAGATTTGAAGTCAAACGATTGTAACCATTGCGCCCACGGCACACCGCCCCCCTTAGCTTGCCATAACCTTCTCAAGTCATTGAATCGCTGTGTATCTCTAAAGTATTCATCGGCAAAGTAGGGAAGGCTTAGGGAGTCGAGCACAGAGAAGTATTCAGGCCATCCTTCTATTTCTTGTGCCTCTTGCCATGCTTTACTTTCCTCTCGCTGCCTTTGCCTTTGCGCAACTTCATCGGGAGACCAGTACCACTGATTTTGCCTGCGTGCCGATTCCTCAAACTCCATTTGCCGCTGTTGCTGTTCTTGTGGTGACCAATGCCACCAGTTTTCACGCTGACGGGACTCAACGTATTTCCGCTCTCGTTCCTTTATTGCTTCAGGAGACCAGTAATCTTCCTCTACTGCGCTAGACTTAGTAAGGAATGACAGCGAATCCTCGAATCCCTCGATAATATCCGTTGCTGTAGGTTGTTTTGCTGGTTTGTACTTGAGTATATCTATCAACTGAGAATTAGTCATTCCCTTATATGATGGCGGCTTCTTGCCCTTTGCTGCCCAAATAGCGTCAACTTTCGCTTTGAACTCGCTCATTTCGGGGCTATCGAGATTAGCTGGTAAAGCCAACCATTTAAGTGCGCCTAAATCTTGCGGGTTTCGCAGGGCGAATTGCGCTGCCCTGTCCCACTTGTCAGGTACAACAGAAACTTGCTGTGTTGATTGAGGTTGTGCAGTCGGCGCTGGCTGTTGCGCAGGTTGCGCTTCTACTGGCTTGGGCTTGAAAACATTGCCAAAAGCAGCAGTAGCCTGTCTTATCGGGGTTGATTGCCAAATATCGCCTTCCCACAATCTAGGCTTCGCCTGCTTGGTTATGCCGCCTACTTGTCCAGTATAAGACTCCGGCATGGTATTCTTAGTGAAAACACCCTCGTATGGAGTAGCCCCAGACGCAGCCCATGATGCCTTAGAGCGCCTCTCGAATTCTTTTTGTGCTTCCGATTTTAGCAGTTCATCCCAAATAGCCATCATCCACCACCGACCGCAGCCTGGAGTTTAGCTGCTATATCCTCCTCAGTCTCAGGCTGTGCTGTCGCAGGTGCGGGCTGTGGTTGCGCCTCTCCTGGTTGCATCAACCCCGTATCCATAGCCAGCACAGTAGCTTCCGAATCTCTGCCATTTGCTCTTAATGCTTCCACAATACGCCCCACCTTGACCTTCGGGCTTATCATTTCAGCCTGCTGAATTAGCAAGTCGTTCTCAATACCAGCAGGGTCTTGGAACTGGACAATCTTTTCCCTGATAAACTTGTCATCAGCCAGACCAGATTGCTTAATCATCTGTGCCTTAGCATAGTTGTTGGCCTCTTGCTCTGGTAGGATAGACACAAATTCAACATCTATGTCGTAGTTGCCTTCCATGTCCGCAGGCGTAAAGTATTCTTGAAATTCCCTACCTTTGCTGTCGTAACCGTGTCCATACCATTCGCCGCCAGTACGTTTATATTGGTCAATCAGCATGCGGATAGCGGACTTATAAAACCTGGACATGGCTTCCAGCAATGGATTGAGCACAGCTTCGGGGCCTTGTAGTAACTGGTTGATAGCGGCGCCGGAGGGGTCAAGCCCCTTTCTCACCTGACCATACCTCAGATAAGGGAACGTTGCCCTCTGGATAGCGCCAGAAATAATGTCAAAGAACTGTGGCATGCTCGATGCGATTTCGGGCGGTTCAACAGGCTGAACCCGTGCGTTGGAAGATAGGGCTATCGCCTCGCCCCTACCCCAGGGGGTGGCTACAGTTTTCCCCACAAGCGCATCATCGAAGATATAAACGCCTGGTCTGTGTGCCTTTTCCAGTAATGAATACCAAATCGAAAGCGCCTTGTTCTGGACTTCAAACAATGACCTGCTGCCACTGTAAATTGAATCACCCCAGTTGCGAACGTAGCCATATTTTCCCTCATTGCCCACAACCAAAGGCGTTGCGCCGCATGGCACAACTATCACGGGCGGCCTACCCAGTTTGTGTTTCTCTACCAAAACCTCTTGCTCGTCCGCCAGGACGGTATAGTTTTCATCGTCCCAAAACTCCACAACCTCGATGCCCGTATCTGTGTCCTTGACATTCTTCTTCTGTGGCTTTGGGACATAATTTTTGTATTCCATAGAAACTGTGGACGGGTCTCTCCATGTTGTGTATGCGCTCCATATAATTCCTTTACTATCCGTGCCGTATGATAAGAATTTAGGGTCGTATGGTAGAATCTCAAACACCAAGTCGCCGTCATTGTTA